GTTAATTCTTTCTTTATTCTTTCTCATATTTCGTATTCTTTTTATTAATGCATCTTTAGACTTTTGAGATTTTGTTGTTCTAGGCATTATGCTATTACCCAACTTTTAGCTCGTTTTTTAGGTTTATACCATTCTTTTTTTGATTGATTTTGTTTCATATTTGGAGGAAATGCGTGTAATTGTGCATAATAAAGTGTCTCTATGGTATCATCATGGGCCATTTTAGGGCCAAAAGTAACAATTTCGTTCGTTAAATCAAACATATTTTCTCTTAAATATACATTTCCAGTACTAAATCTACCACTTAAACCACTATATATTCTATTTCTTTTATTTTGTCCACCAGGTTTTTCTGGAATAACTCCAATATTATATTTATTTTCTAATCTTCTTCTTTCATTTAAAGATTGAAATATTGACCTATTCATAGCAACATCTTCTACTGTAGTTGAAATGCAATTATATTTTTCATGTATAGACATTATATAATCTACTACACCTTTTTTACCAATGATTTCTCCATTACTATCTCTAGAACCTACAGTTGGTATACTTCTATGTCTTTCATATTCAAGTACATATAAATTATTATTAGGGTCTATTGCAATAGCCATTATAACTGAGAAGTCAGAAGTCTTAGTATCAATATCTGTAGCAGGGTCGCAACCCACAAATGTATTACAAGGAAGTTTTTCACCATCAACATGTATATAGTTAATACCATCTTCATTTTCGTAATAACCTTGCCAATGTTTAACATGTTTTCTATTCCATACTGAATCTTCTTCAGATTGAACTTCCATCATATATTCTTGATAGAACTTTTGGGATTGCCCACTATCTAAATAGAATTTTCTTTTTTCGTCTAATTTTTCTTTGGAAAAAAATGATGGCCAAAGTGAAGTACCATCTGGTAAAATTGCTTTATAAGTAATTACTCTCCAAGAAAAATCTTCATTACTTTTTTTAGCTTTTTCATGGCTAGTAATAAGATTGTTAATAAAGGAATCATAATGTACGGGAGTGCCATTAACACGCAACCTACCAGTATGAGGCTCAAGCGCGGGATAAACAACAGCAGTGACCAAATTAGCATTTTTGGCTCTTGCATCCGATGTGATGGTATTCGCTTCATGCTCGAAATCATCCAGTATTATTAAATCATATCTTTTATGTAATTTGGCTCCCCCTCTAATACCAGCTACATTACTTTTAGATATGAGTTTGCAACCGTTTACTAATTCTATATCTTCTTCTGTCCATTTTTTACCTTTAAGATTTCCAAAAAAATACCGAATACTATCATTAAATTCAAGGTGATGTTTAATATAATCCATATTTCCCACAGAAAGTTTCTGTGTAGCAGATACCCAAGCATAAAAATGCATATCATCTTTTGGGCAAAAAACAAAATCTTTTATAATAGAAGCTTTAGTTAATACAGTTTTGCCATGACCTCTTGGAAGGATAATCCCTAATTGTTTTATATTAAAATCATCAATAGCATCTGCCATTTCAAAATGAAACGGAGGAGTCTCACTTCTTAGGAAATCATCGGGAAGAAATAATTTTCCAAATGCAATTAAATCATTATGTGCAAGTAATAATTGTTCTTCAGCGTTACTTACGTTCTTTTTGTTTATGTTTGCCATTTTCTTTTTTATTTGACACTTTTGGATTTTTAATTTCTACTTTTTCCATTTGAGCATGTTTAAGACACCAATGGGTACTACCATCTTGTATATAATCTGATACATAATAATGAGTTTTATTTTTATTATCTAAAATATAATTACCCATAGTATTTGGGGCGCAAGACATTAAGAATAATAAAGATAGGTATTTCATTTATTAATTTTTTCTATTTTAAATTGACTTAATAGTTTGCTTTCTTTAAATACATTTCCATCTTCAGTAAACTGAAGTATAGCAGCCACAAATC